GATGTAATTATCAATATGGTTCGTGCGGTATCGTTTCTTGATACTGGCGGAGCTATTGATGCGACAGTGGATTTTGACGATTCTATCATTGAGGATAGCAACTCACTCATTGATAAGAATGTTAAGCTTGTGAATGCAGGTCTTCGTTCCAAGCTTACTGCAATCATGGAGATTAACAAGTGCTCTGAACAGGAAGCCCAGGAAGAATTAGAACGAATCAGGCAAGACAATCAAATAACCGGACAGGATATTGACTGGACAGGAGGAGAGGATGATGAACTGGACGAGGAGGACGATTCACCCGAAGAGAAAGAGGGTGAGGAGAATCAAGACCCCGATGATACTAAGAGTGGCAAAGCGTCTGATCCGGGCGATAAGAAGTAGGTGGTAGCTTGTGAACATACTGGAGAACCAACAGCTTGCAGAGCCTGTGGACGGAATATATATTGACCTGGAGGCTCAGATACTACAGAATATTGCCAGGCATCTGCAGGGGTGGGAACAACCCATTGATACTGACAGGTGGCTGATGCAGAAGCTGGCCGAGATTGGAAAGCTTAATCAGGAAAATATCCGGCTGATTGCCAAGATGTCCGGACTAAGTCAGACTGCAGCTGAAAGAATGCTGAATGAAGCAGCACAGGACGCTATCAATAATATGGAACCGGGACTCCGATACATGGCAAGACGGGGGCTGGCTGAGGAAGCTGTACAGGTTGACAAGAGCAAGAACGTGAAGCGCGTAGTACACAGCTTCCGAAAACAGGCGAAGGATACGCTGAATATGTGCAACACAGTCATGTTGTACAAGGCATCTGAGAAATACAAAGGTCTTGTCAGTAACATAGCACAGGAAGCATGGAACATTCTGAACAGTGGCGCTGGAGGAGTGGTAAGCGGCGTTGAGTCGAGACAGCAGGCGGTTAGACGGTGCATCAGACAGTTGAATGATAAAGGAATTCCGGCATTCGTGGATAAACGAGGGCGAGAGTGGACCCCAGAAGCCTATGTGAACATGGCTATGAGGAATACGGCCAGAAGTACAGCCGAGGAAGTTCAGGACGCCAGGATACGAGATGCCGGGTGTCACTTGATACAGATCGACAGTCATTCCGGTGCACGCCCCAAATGCGCAAAGGACCAAGGCAAGATATTTGACTTGAACAATGGGAGCGGGTACACAGAAGATCTGCATGGAAAGAAGATTCAGTATTACCCTTGGAATTCTTCCAGCTATGGTGAACCGGACGGGATTCTCGGAATCAATTGCGGGCATCATAAGTGGCCGTTCATTCCAGGCGTGAATATACAGAGGCATTTTCCAACAGAGGATATGAATGCAAATGATAAGCTGTATAAGCAGACACAGGTGCAGAGAGCTCTTGAGAGGGAAGTGCGAAAGCAGAAACGGGAATGTATGATGCTGGACGCGGCAGGAGATCAGGAGGGGTTCGAGGAAGTTTCTGTAAAGCTTAAGCGGACAGAGAATAAGCTAAAGTATTACGTGAAAGATACTCCCGGATTACACCGCAGGACTGACAGGGAACAGATTGTAGGGTTTGATAAGAGATTATCTGCAGAAGCTGTGGCGAAGAATAAGAAAGTACAAAAAGAAGTTGCTTTAAAGATAAGAAATGATAAAATAAAAGAAGAACTAACAGAAGCAAAAATAAGAGGTGTTCCAAGAATTAATCCGGATAAGATAGATGTTTCGGAGTTCTCGTTTGATGCTGGACATATAAATGCAGAAAGAGAACATAGTGTTTCCAGAGAAGAGGCAGAAAGATTTATAAAAGAAGCGGATATTTCTCTTACTCGCTGGAATGGAAGATTTGTAAACTATTACGGACCTAATGGAGCCGTATACGTTGATACAGAAAATAATAATATTCGAACAGCATTTAAGAAAGAACAATTCGATGAACAAACACTAAAAATCAGGGAGGTGGCAGAAAAATATGGCATCAAAAAAGATTAAATGTCCGTTATTGGGGACTGAAATTGAAGATGGGATATGCTTTGATATCCATATGAATGTTGAAGGACTGGCACCTGATTGGACAATTCCGGAAGCGGTGCGAAAAGTCACTGGTTATAAGGAAATCTGTTTAAAATGTCCGAATCATAGGGAAGATTAACGCCACTGATCAGAAATGGTTGGTGGTATTTTTATACACATTTTTAGGAGGTGATGCTATTGATTGCAATCAATATTACCAGAACTGGTCTGACGGTAGATGGCCATGCAGGATATGCAGAAATCGGAAATGATATCATTTGTGCTGCCGTATCAGCATTAACACAGGGACTTGTACATTCGCTCAAAGCGCTTACAGATGACGAGATCTATTACCACATTGCTGACGGGCATATTGATATAGAATATAAGGATTTATCAGAAAAGGGGTACCTTCTGGTAGATTCTTTTTTTATTGCCGTGAGTGACATACAGAGAACTTATGGTACTGAATACGTACAAGCTACGGCTGCCGACGGGCGTTAAGCGGAGAAATGGAGGATAATCATGAAGAACATGAACATGAAAGAAAGATACTGGACAATAAACCTGCAGCTTTTTGCCGGAGACGGAGGAGACGATGATCCGGGAGATGAAGGCGGAGATGATGATAACGATGATCCAGGAGACGACGATGACGACAGTGACGATGATGAGCTAGAAGAGAATGAAAAGAAATTTTCCCAGAAGGATGTAGATGATGCCGTCAAGAAACGTCTTGCCAGAGAAAAAAGAAAATGGCAGAGAGAACAGCAGAAAAAGGCTGGAAAGAAACCGAACGGTAAGGTCAAGACCGGAGAGAGTAGCGAGAAAGAAGATGATGATACTGAAACACAGGAGCTCCGTGATAAGGCTGCCAAGGCAGATGAGATGGAGATGAAATGGACATGCCTGGAGCATGACGTGGATAAGGCTTGTGTGGATGATGTTCTTGCACTGGCCAGAGTGCACATGGCTAAAGATGAGGATATGGATATCGAGGACGCTATCGACGAGGTATTGAAGAAATACCCACAGTTCAAAGAATCTTCCAAGGATAAAGACGAGGAGGATGATGAAGAAGAATCAAGAAGCAAGTCCTGGGGACAGAGACAGAATGGCCGCAGAAAGAAAATGTCTGGTGTTGAGGCGGCGTTCTATTCAAAGAACCCAGGATTAAAAGATGATTAAGGAGTGATAATAGTATGAAATTTATGATGTATTTACAGCTTTTTGCACACGCACACCAGGAGCGCTGGTCTTCTCTGGTGGATAAAAAGCTCAGACAGACTCTTGTTACAAGAGATAACTATATTTTTAACACTAACTACGAAGGAAATCCAAAAGCCGGAAAGGTTAAGATTCCGGTAAGAGACACGGAAGTAGCGGTCAAGGATTATGACAAAGCTACAGGAGTTGACCTGGACAAAGGTTCGACCGGATATATTGATCTGGACATCGACCAGGACAAAGCAGTCAATGAGCTGATTGACGGATATGATGCCGCAGCAGTTCCGGATAATCTGGTTGCAGATCGCTTGGATTCAGCTGGATACGCACTTGCATTGGAGATGGATAAGAAATCTATCAATATGTTGGAGACAACGGAAGGTATTAAAGTGTGTGCAACAAAAACAGCTGCTACAGATGCAAATGCATACAAACATGTGCTTGATGCTAAGACCTATCTGACACGAATTGGTGTTCCGACAGATGGACGATGGATGATTTGCTCTCCAGAGTTCATGGCGGTGCTGATGATGGACGACCACTTTATTCGACAGGGAGATCTCTCTCAGAGAATGAAAGAGGCAGGTGCAACAGGAGCAATTGCTGGATTCGCACTGTATGAGTCTGGAAACACAATGGTTGATGATACCAAAACCGTTGCATCTAAGAAGACTACAACTGAATTTATTGCCGGTCACCCGAATTGGTGCCATCGTGTGCAGGAGTGGGGTGTAGATGTCCATATTCAGGATCTTGGTGGATCTGGAAAATATATCGGAGCTTCTGCAGTACAGGGTCGTAAGATCTACGGTATGAAGATCTCAAAACCACAGACCGTATATGTGAAGCGTACAGAGGCGTAAGGAGCTGATCTGAATGTATGTGGATGAAACATATTACAATGATGTATTCAAAGGGGAGCCGGTAGAATCTGCCGGTTTCTCTGTATTGTGTCAACGAGCCGGAGAGATTGTTGAGGAGCTGACGTTATACAGGCTTACAGAAGAGGGTTTCCCTATGATGCCGGAAACGACGCAGAAGCTTGTGAAGAATGCGGTGTGCGCACAGATTGAATATCTGGACGCGAACGGCGGGGCAGAGATGGATATGGGAAATGGAATGTCAGGAGCAACACTTGGCAAGTTTTCATACTCTGGAACATCTTCTGGCAACGGATCCACGGAACAGTCCATATTTTCGCCGAGGGCGGAAAGAATCTTGTGGCCGACTGGTCTGACCTATCGAGGAGGGAGCTGTTGATGAGACCGATTCCGAAAAGATTATTGATTCATACAGCCACCCTGTATCAGCGAGTCAATGTGGACAAGTGGGGAAAGGGCGAACTGAATGGAGGACAGGAACTGTCTAACATCCGGATAGAGCCATCCAAACAGATTATCCGGGATAAGAATAATGCAGAGGTACAGTTGGCTGCTACGCTTTTCTATGACTGTCGCAACAGCAGACCTTCTGATGTTTCTTTTGAAGTTGATCAAGTAGTTGATTTCAACGGTCAGAAGCACCAGATAAAAACGGTAGAGCCTCTGTATGATAATTCCAAACTGCATCACTATGAGATAGGAATGGTGAGATATGGCAAAGATTAAGACACGGGTTACATTGCGAACACCCCAAGCAGCCGCATTGATAAAGGCAGCAAGTAACGAGGCACTGACTGATATGGGATTACAGGCGTTACAAGATGTGTCAGAGCATGTGCCGCATGATTTCGGTACACTTGAAAATAGTGGTTTAACCAATAGCGATAAGAAAGCTGCTAATGGGAAGTTTGCTATGAAGTGGGAAGAACCGTATTCGCAGTATCTATGGAACGGAAAGATTATGCACGGTAGCCCGGATACGAGAAGTCCTGCCGACTACTATGATGATATTAAATTTACGTCTGATCTTGCGCGTGCGGAATGGGCGAAGTATGCCAGGGAAGTATATGGTGAACAATGGAAGCAAGTATTCCAGGCAGCGTTGAAGAGGAGGCTTAAGTGATGTTGACAGAATTACTAGAACTAATTACAGACACGGCAGAGAAGAACTGCAATCTCGGCACGGAGATTTCCCTGGAAGAGCTTCCAAAAGATGGAGGAATCTATGCTGAGCTTGGAGAAGGATTTACGGAATCGACAAGCTACAACAAGCAGGAAGTCAAGACAATCCCGGTATTGTTCTTGTGCCGGCATGCAGATCAGAAGCGTTGCCTGGAACAACTGTGTGAGATTGCTGGATACCTGCAGGGATTAAAGAAGTATCCACAAGGAAAGACATTTTCGTGGCTGGATACATCCATTGCCAAGGAACCAAGTAAAATAGGGCGAGATGAAGACGGAGTATACCATTACTCCTGCATCTTGAACTGCAAGATATATTGTTAAGAAAGGGTGATATTATGAAGAACATGGATTTACAGATATTCGCGGAGCCAAATGTCCCAAGTAATCCGATTACTCCGGAAATCAACTATGAGACAGAGGCATTCATCAACACGTCTCCGGCAGAAGGACAGCCTACTTGGGCGTCGCTTGCGAATTTGACAACAAATATGGCGCAGAGCTTAAATGAGGTCATTCAACAGCTTACTTATTACGCCGACAAAGGCTGGGGATCCAGTGAGGTAACAGGTGCACAGCTTACATTAACGCTGACAGGCTCAGTGAAGCCAGGTGATGATGCGTGTGATTATATTTTGAGTGATGATGTGATGTATGGACTCGGTGAGAAGAGAAAGACGCACATGAAGATTCAGAAGGGCAAGAAAGTAATTATCTGGCCAATCACGTTGGCAAATATTACTCCAGCTTATGGAGATGCGAACAATATCAATTCACTGACTGTGACCATTCATGGTAATGGACGTCCGTCAATTGGTACAACAGCGTAGGGAGGGCACGGCTCTCCCTTTTTAGGAGGTAAAGATCATGGCATATCAGGCAAAACGAAACAAAAGATTTGAGGAAGACTTCGAACTGGTAGATGAAAATGGCGTTGTGCAGCACACATTAAAAGTATCCTTGGATGCAGATGATATGGTCGCAAAGATCAATCGGAAATACACGGCACTGGTCAGAGCGCTTTCGGATGTGCAGGAAATCAAAAGAAAAGAAGCCAGCAACGAACAGTTAAGTGATGCGGTCGAGATGCTTGGAAGAGCAGAAATTGACATGTTTGAAGCTGTATTTGGAGCAGATGGGACAGAGACCATTCAGCAGTTCTACAAAGACCATTATATCGAGATGGCAAAGGAAGTCATCCCATTTATTACAGGAGTTGTTATTCCAAGGCTTACTGAAATCAAGGCGGAGAATAAGAAAGCATTGGTGAGTCAGTATAATCGTGCGAAAAAGAGACGGAGATTCTGGTAATGGGAGTCTTGACAGAGCTTCCGTCCTATCGTATTTGCACAGACAAAGGGAGATTTGACGTCAACCCGGCTTTCGATGTTGTCCTTGAAGTACAGAGGCTATACAAAGAGGAATCGCTGACGGATTACGAAAAGATTCAACAGGCGTTGAGCATGTTGATTCGAAACAGGTGGAATCTCAGGTTATTGAAGCCAGTAGAGCAGTTGAAGCTCATGCAGGATATAACGAGCAGGTATATTGAAGTGGAAAAACGTCCGCAAATAAAAAAAAGTCCAGTTCCGGTGTTAGATTTTGAGCGGGACGGAGATTACATTTACGCTTCATTCATGCAGGCATACCGGATTGATCTGATTGACGAGCAGGGGAAATTACCCTGGAAAAAGTTCTTGTATCTGTTCAATGGATTGCCGGCGGATACAAAAATCAAACAGATCATGCGGATCAGGCAGATGCCGGTTCCGGAATACAACGGCAAGAATTCAAAAGAGATACAGGAAATCAATGAGATGAAATCTTATTATGCTCTTCCGGTGCAAGGCGGAGGAGGACAGTCTGGATTAGATCTATTGTTCCATACATTGGAGGGAATGGCAAAGAGATGATAGCAGACGGAAAGAAAATTAAAAAAATAGAGTGTCCGCATTGCGGGCATAAACAGAACATATTTTACAAAACAGGAGCCAGTTGCAGAGGGCTCTTTTTTAAGTGCAAAAATCCAGACTGCAGGAAGGAATTTGAAATAAGACTATAACAGCCATTGTGCCACTGTGCCGGCGAATGAATAAAGGCAGGTGGGACAGGTGTCCAAGAACAGTGGCGGAGAAGTTACTTATGAAATTGTTGCTGATGACAGTCAACTTGAGTCGGATCTTAATGAGGCTGGGAAAAAGGTTGAAAAATCAGCCAAGAAGACAGCGAAGAAATCGGAAGATGCGGAAAAGGAAAGCGCTGAGGTAAAAAAATCTGTAAAAGAGGACGTTACCAAGAAGAATGAGCAGGAAAATGACAAACAGGAAAAAGATGATGATGATTCGTATCAGAACCGCGAGGAGTCCGCCAAGTCGCATGGATCCAAGCTATCGTCTATAGCATCAGGAACGGCTAAGGCTATTGGAGCGGGTATGCTTGCGGCAGGGACGGCAATTGCAGGCGTCAGTGTTGCTGCTGTGAAAAGTGCGAACGATATCGACCAGGCAATGAACCAATACATTGCCAGTACTGGAAAAAGTACCGAGGAAACAGAACGGTATAAAAAGGTCATGGAGGATATCTACACCAATAATTACGGGGATTCCTTCGAAGACATCGGGGAGGCAATGGCATCAATCACTCAGAATCTCGGTGATCTTGATGACGCGTCACTGCAGAACGTAACCGAATCAGCGTTCGCATTGCGTGATACGTTCGGATACGAAATACCGGAGTCAACCAGAGCAGCCAAGGCTATGATGGATAATTTTGGTACATCTGGCGAAGAGGCAATGAATCTTATTGCTGCAGGTGCTCAGAATGGACTTGATTATTCCGGAGAGCTTCTCGATAGTATCTCAGAGTATTCTGTACAGTTCGCAAAAGTTGGACTGGACGCTGATGATATGTTCAAGGTATTCCAAAAGGGCGCGGAATCCGGAGCTTTTAACCTGGACAAGGTTGGTGATGCAGTCAAAGAGTTTTCTATCCGTGCCATTGATGGTTCTGATACGACAGTTGACGGATTTAAGCGCATTGGTCTTAATGCTGATGAGATGGCAGCAAAATTCTCTGCCGGAGGTGATACCGCAAAGCAGGCATTTCAGGAGACCATTGCAGCTCTTGCGTCTATGGAAGATCCATTGGAACAGAATACCGCAGGCGTTGATCTGTTCGGTACTATGTGGGAGGACCTTGGACCCGAAGCTGTTACGGCATTAGCAAGTATTGAAGATGGTGCTTATGATACTGCCGGAGCGATGCAGCAGATCAAGGACATCAAATACGATGATATCGGTTCCGTATTTGAGGGACTAAAAAGAAGTCTCGAAGTATTAATCGTCCCATTAGGTGAGCAGTTAATTCCGCTTTTGGCGGAGTTGATTGATGATACGCTGCCATTATTGGAAGATGCTCTTCCACCGATTGTTGATGCCGTATCAGATGTAATCGAAGCATTACAGCCGGCTATCGAGGATGTTCTTCCAGTACTAATGGACTCTCTTGCAGATATCGGAGAACCTCTTATGGATCTCGTGAATGAGATTCTCCCAGTGTTACTGAGTGCGATTAACGATATCTTGCCGTTAGCAGCGCAATTGGTTGGAGAAATCCTGCCGGTTATTACGAACCTGCTGAGTATGTTACTTCCACCGTTGGTGGAAATAATCAGCGCGTTATTGCCGCCACTCATTGAGTTGGTATCGGCATTGATGCCGATTTGTGAGTCGTTAATAGGTGTGCTTCAGCCGATTCTTGATTTATTTACAAGTCTTTTAACGCCGATTGTAAATCTGATATCTCAAGGATTGACTCCGCTGGTAAATGCAATTACTCCAGTAATACAAATTATTTCCAGTCTGCTGATTCCGATTTTAAACAGCCTTGGAAGCGTGTTTTCCAGTGTATTATCTGGAATGTTGTCTAACACAACAAGTATTATTGGTAACATTACCAATATACTGAGAAACTTAATAGACTTCATCAGGAACGTATTTACGGGAAATTGGCGTGGAGCATGGGAAAACGTAAAACAGATTTTCAGCAATGCGGTGTCGGGCCTGGCTACAATTTTTAAGGCTCCAATCAATGCGATTGTAGATGGCTGGAACGGATTGGCTGGTAGCCTTGGAAGTGTAACTATCCCAGACTGGGTACCAGGAATCGGAGGCGGTTCCTGGAGCCTTCCAAAGATGCATCGAATGAAGATAGGTATGGACTATGTGCCTTATGATTTGTATCCGGCATACCTGGACGAAGGCGAGTGGGTACTTACCAAAGAGGAGGCGGACGTGCTTAGATCTTATGGTGGCTTGGAAGGAATGATTGGAATGATTGACCGAAGCGCGCCGAGTGTCAATGTGAGTATACAGGGACAGAGCAAAGATTTTGATTATGAGAAATTTGGACGAGCCACAGTTGACGCCATGCTTGCAGCGGGGATTGGATTTAAGTGTGACGATAGAGAGTTTGCGAGACTGATAAAGGATTTGATTGATTATGTATAGTATCTATTACATTGGAGCACAGAACTC